GGTATGAATTCCTCTCGCTAAATTCCCAGGCGGGAGGATATAATACGGGATTATATGGAACGTCTTTTTATCAACCGAATTCACGGGAAGGCTTTATCAACATCGGGATCAATCGAATGGCTTATTCGGGGTATGTCAATCTGACGGGAAGCGGCAACATTGAAATCCAGTCGTTCTCTGTGGATCTGCAACCCCAGCCGGGTGGAACATTAGGGAGGCCGGTGTAATGGGCATCAACAACAAATTCCAGCTCCCAAACAGCAATCCGGCGCAGATGACCAACCAAGGGGTCGTCAATCACTTCGTCAAAAGCCTTCAGCAATACGGAGGGGTGGCGCAAGGAAGAAGTTATGGGCCACGGAATTTCAATATCTCCCGGTTCTACTCCAATGGGAATTTCACGGTCCCGGCCGGGGTGACGGTTCTGAGCTTCTTCATGGGGAGTGGGGGAGGGGGAGGAGGATCTTCCGGGGTTTCCGGGAATTATGGAGGTGACGGCGCCAATGGTCAAGTATTGAGTGGGTCCGTCCAGGTTTCTCCCGGAGACGTTATCTCTATTGTAATCGGAGGTGGGGGAGCAACAGCCCCAGCAACGGGAGGAAATGGAGGACCCGGTGAGGATACATCGCTTTCTTTCGGGGGAGGAACCACAATCATTACCTGTACAGGAGGGGGAGGGGGAGTTTCAAGCGGTCAAGGGGGAGATGGCGGACAAATCAATAGTACATTCGGAAGCCTCTATCCCTCATCCAGTTTTTATGTACCATTGGTACAAGTATATATTCCTGGTTTTGTAGGGGGTATAGCTAGTGTTCCTTATTACATGGATTTTTATAACGGAGGGAACTACATTGCAGGAGGGGGTGGCAGTCAGAATTACGTTTCTGGAGCTGGTAAATCCGGTGTTGTCTATCTTTCATGGTCCTAATGGGTACTCATGTACTACGATAGGTCGAGAGCAAAGAAGGACAGCGAGAAGCGTGTAACGCCCCGGAACCGGAGGAGGGACAGGGAGGGTGGAAATTCAACTAAGACCGGGAACCCCGGCGGCTCCGGTGCCCTTTATTTATCGTGGAATTAAGGAGGTGTAAACGTGGGCGGTACGATAAGTTCTATTTATACCAATCCTACTAATTTTTTCAAGACCGGAAATTGGGGTCCAACTCCGGGAAAAAGTGGCGGTGGCGGTGGCGGTGTCAGTTTGAGTACCCCGACCATTAACCCTCTTCCAAGCGGGACACCCTCTGCTCCGGCCTCATCCGGCCCGACCAATACTCCCGGGCAAGTCGGACCCATTTCCTCGGGGGCGGCGACTCCTGTTGGCGGTATGAGTGAGGGGCAAAAAGGGTCCTTGACTGCGGCATCCCTGGGACAATTGGCAGGTCTGGCGAAAGCGGATGCAGGCTCCGGCATGAACGGTCTGTCTCCCCAAACATTGGCGAATCAGGTCGCCTGGGCGACCGGGTACACCAATCAGACACCGGCCATTGAAAGCATTATCCAGAACTATGCATCCACGGGCGCCGGGGGAAATGGAACATCGGGTCTTATCTCCCCGCAAGCCCTGCAAGCCTTTCTGAACGGGTTGGGAGGGGGAGGAAATGGATAACACGTCGGTGCTGTCGGAATTGGGAGATCCCAGCCAGAAACTTTCGGATCTGGACATGGATTCCTTGGACTGGCTGGATTTCAAGATCAGACTGGAAGATGAAGAGAATATTTCCATGGAAGACGATGCCCTCTCCAATTTCCAGACGGTTCAGGATATTCATGAGTTCGTAGAAAGTGCGAAAAACAGGTGAAATTTCAGAGGGAGCCGTTCTCAGACGCCTTGATGGTGGAGATATTGCCGCTTCTGAAAGAACATTATGACGAGCTGATGAAGCATCGCGATATTCCTTTGTCTCCGGACATCCAGCGATATTATCAATTCGCCAATGCGGGACTTCTTCATATCGTGACGTGTCGGGAAGACACCGGAAAGCTCATTGGATATGCCGTCTGCATCCTGATGAAGGGATTGCATTATTCGACGGTGAATTTTGCCTCCAACGACCTGGTATTTGTCACAAAAGAACATCGAACCGGGCTGACAGGGACAAGACTTCTGAGGTTCATGGAAGAAGATCTGAAAACATTGGGAACCATCGATTTCATTCAGATGCACGTGAAGAGGAAACCGGATTTCTCTCCTATTTTATTGCATGATGGATATGAACATTTTGAAACCATCTATCAGAAAAGGATCCGTTGATGGCAGGAATGGTTACGAATCCAATGGCGCAAATGTCCGCAATGGGCAATCAGCAAGGTGCCCTGAATGCTCAGGTGGGCCAACAGAATACCATGAATGCCCTTTTGGCCCAATATCTGAACATGGGGACCAATCCTGCCAGCTACAGCGGGACTTCCGGAAGCAGTCCCAATATGTACTCGACCTATCAGCCCTTGTCCACCGGGGCCATTGAAGGAATCACCAACAGCACGAATGCCAACCTGGCACAGAGAGGATTGGCGGACAGTCCGAATCAGATTTCCTATGCCCAGGATATGGCTTTGGGAGGGGCAACACAGGGTCAACAGAACAATATGCTCTCGAACTTCTTCTCGGGGATGAGCTTGCCCTTGTCGGTCGGACATCCGGGCGTATCCTCGATTACGCCTCAACAAATACCGACCATGGGAAACAGTATATTGGGAGGTATCGGCGGCGGATTGGCGGGAGCTGCCGCCTTCGGAGCATAAGGAGAAAAATAAATGGCGGGAATGGTTACAAATCCCATGGTTCAGACGGGAAATACGGCGATTCAGGGACAGACATTGCAGGACCAGATCCAGCAGCAGAATCTTATGGATAAGGTCATGGGAATGTATGCGGCGATTGCGGACAATCCCAAGGGTCAACAGAACAATGTCAACTGGCTCCAAGGGAACACGTCCGGGACCAGCGGCGGATTGACAGGTCAACTGGCTACCCAGATGAATGCCGTGACGACTCCCGGAGGCGTTGGAACCAATCCGGCGATCATGAATCAGGTGATGGGGAATTTCCAGTCTCCGGAAGAGGCCATGGCGGCCAAGACCTATTATGGGATGCTGGGACTGCCTCTTGGGATCAAGCCCCCGTCCATCGGGAATATTGGTCAAACGACCGCCAGTCAAAGCGGACTTGGACAAGCGGCACAGGGATTTGGAAGTGCTTTTGGAGCGCATATTTATAATAAACATAAAGGGTAAGGAGTTCCGTAAATGTCACCTCCAAACGATTCTCCAAATGCCAGTCAAAAATCGGTGGCTGATCAATCCGCATCCATGAGTTCGTCTTCCTCCATGACTCCAGCGGATTATCAGAATGCGCTCAAGAAAGCGTTGGCTAATCGATCCGCCTTGATGGGATCACCCGTCCCTCCGACTCCTCTGACCACAATGGAAAAGGTCTTGCTTCATGCGATACCCGGAGCCGCCCAGGGATATCAGAACGCCGCACGAATTGATCAAACCCGAAGGGCTCAGGCCCAACAAGATTTCATGGATCATGTGAATGTGATTAAAGCAAGCTCCGCTCTGGATTCCAGAAATCAGGAAATGGAGCTAAAGAAACGTCAGGATGCCCTTCAGAACTTCACAAAGTTTCAAGGATTGATCGATAGTCTTATCTCGACCGGAAACTTGCGGGAAGCGAGACTGGTCCAGCAGTTTGCGGAAAAGAATGGAGTGATGGGGACCAACATTCCGGACAAGGCGGTCCAACTTCCCAAGGAAGCCCTGGACACTTACTACAAGGTCCTTTCCATGGCAGATAATGGGCATTTCGCTGAAGCCTTAAGCCTCTTTAACAAGGCCGGCCTACCTGCGTTTGGACTGGCTCCTCCAACCGATCCGGAAAATCTTTCAAAAGATGCCGTCGAACAGGGTGTGTACACTTATATGAATACAGGAAAACTCCCCTATGTCCGGGGGAAGGCCGGGGCAAGAATGCAAGTCGCCATTATGAACGGCATCAAGAACGTCCGGAAAAGCCTTGGTCTGAGTCGGGAAGAATTCTCGATGATTCCGGCCATGAATTCTGACAACAAGGCGTTACTCCTCAAGATGGCCCAACAAGCCCAAACACTGGAAGCGACGCATGACACCGTTTTGTCCCATATGAAAATGGCGGAGGATCAGGTAAAAAAGGTCTACAAGACGGGAAATCTGGGAGCGAATGTCGCCATGGGTTTCATTCAGAGACAGATGGGCAACGAGGACTATGCCAGATTCATGTCAACAAATCGGATGCTGCAATCAGAATTTGCCCGGATGATGATAGCGGGTCCTTCTGGCGCAGGACAGCTGACAGATGCGGCCAGAGCGGAAGCTGGAGAATTTATCGATCCCAATACCCCTCTCAAAACATATCTGGCCCTTCTTGCAAATCTCAAGAAGCTTTCGGCCGCACGGATGAATGCAATACGAAAACAGAGACGACAGAGGGTCATAGATCTGATGAATCCTATGGACTCCATGAGGAATCCGTCCGGAGCCATTCCTGCCCCTTCCCAAACGACCTCTTCTCCAAGGACCTTGCATTATGACCCCTTGACGGGGAATTTCGTTCCTTCCGGAGGTCCCTGATGCCCCAAGTCCAGATCAAGAACGGTCCCCTCATCAACTTCCCGGATTCCATGACTCAAGATCAGATCAGAGAGGTTTTGAGGAAGAAATTCCCTCCCACCCAACCTGTCCAGACTCCCTCCCTGAAGGATAGGATCTTGGAGGCGATTAAAGCCCATCCGCAGATGACCGAGTTCGCTTCACAGATGGCGACGTCTCTTCCCTTGGCGGCGACTACGGAAGGGGCGTCCCTTCTTCCTGCGATTGCCAAGGGCATCATGGGATTGGCTCTTGGGACTGAGCTGGGAAGAACCATCAACCGGGTCGTTTCTGGACAGCCCATGCCGCCTGGTAAAGTTCCCGGAGAAATCGCCTCCTCCCTTGAAACGGGAGCCGAAGGAGAAGTGGGCGGACGATCCATTGGGGAATTGGCCCGAATGATCAAGGGGTCCGTCCTGACACCCCAGCAGGAAGCTCTCATCCGGAATGTGACGGAAACCCAGGGCTTGCCGATCACTACGGGGCAGATTCCCGGAAGATCCGTCCAGAATATGCTCCAGAAAACCGGATCGATCACGTTCATGGGGGGACGACAGGCGATCAAGCATTCGGAAAAGGGAACGGAAGCCTTCCTGAAAAGGATCGAGCAATTAAGGGAGACCGAAACGGCGGGGAATCCGAAAGAGGCGGCCATACATCTGCAAGACATGCTGGAACATGCCAAAGAGGTCCAGTCAAATCAATTGGATGAAATCCGGAAGACTCTCGGCCTGGATGAGGTGAAAGGCATTCCGGATGATCTGATGGAGACGGTGCGGACTCTCAATCCAAATTCGATCACGACAGAATACTCCCCCGGTCTTACGAAGATCCTTGGAACGATCCATCGGGAAATTCCCAAGGGAAGAACAAAGCCTGTTTCTTACACGACCTTGCAATCCTTGAGAACCGCTATTGCCGATCAGCTCCGGGAAGCAACGGGATCAGAAAAGAGCTATCTTGGAAAGCTCTATGCGGCCACCTCACAAAGCATGAAGAAAATGGCCTACGATTCCGGCAAGGGTCCCCAATCTGATGCTTACAATCAGGCTTACCATCTCCATTCCCAGATATGGAACAATTCTCCGATGATCCAGAGGGTCATGCCCGTGACCAATAGATCCATTTCCAAGCTAAAGGAAGAGATTCATACAATTCCGGCAACAGTTCTGAAGAATACGGAGGGGGCGGACGTTCTCGCCCATGCGTTGGCTTTCGATCCCAAATCTTACGTCAAGGATATCTTGCCGAAGATGGGCGTTTCCGTCCATCCAGCATTTAGTCTCGGGGATGGGGAAGCCATGGGAATAGAGCGGACTCCCTTGGAGGCGGAAGGGAATCTGAGAAAGATGCTCCTGAACGCATCCGAAAACTCAAAATCCCATCGAGCCAATCTCCTCCGGGTTACCCCGGATCTGAACAAGGTCAAAATGTCGGCCGCCTTGTATCATCCGAGCGGGAGAAATGAACCGAGGGATCTTTTCAATTACCTGACCAGCAAATCCTTGCCGGGTGAATCACTGACGCCAAAGGTCAAACAATTGAGACAAGCCCTGGAATATCTGAAAGGGTACAATGCAACAATATTCGGGGAAAACCCCTCCGGAACGGCAGGCGCATTGCACCGCTTGTCAACGATTGAACCCATCTTTGAAGCTGTTAGTTCCGCAACAATTCCCCATGCCCTTCCCGCCGTGATTACCGGTGAGACACTCAGCGGAATCGGCATGAAAAGGGCGATTGATCAGCAAAGGGTGAAGGATCTGGTCAATCTGTTGACCAAAGCGGGCTCCAAGAAATATGTGGAGGAGGTATCACTCCCGGCAAAGATTGGCTTGACCGGGACGCTTGACGCCATCAATGGAGGGAAGTGAAATGTCTATCCGCATCAATCCAGCGCACAAAGGACTTCTGAGAGAAGAGACGCACACACCGAAAGGGGAGAGAATCCCCGAAAGGAAGATCCGCAAGGCTTTAAGAAGTAAGTCCCGGGCAGTACGGAGGCGAGCGCAGTTTGCGGAGAACGCCCGTAAATGGCATCATCGTAAAGGAAGACGCTCTCAAAAGAGAGGCCGTTAATTCGAGAAGGGGGGTGATCTGCATGAAGCGCCAGACTGTCAAAGACCGGCTGCACGAATCCCGGGGAGAAAAGCGGGCGGTTCGCAAGCACAAACGTGCTGCAAAACGCTCTCACCGGAAGCACTCCCGCAAGTAAACCTGTAGACCGGGGATGGAAATAATCCCTTCCCGGTCTGCTTTTTGATGAGGTATCCTCATGAGTTACGGAACTGGACTACTCCCCACATATGCCGGCGCAAGGGGAATGAATTCCCTGCTTGTGAATCAGGCCCAGTCTGCCTTTTACTATAATTCCGTTGTCGTATCCGCCGCTGCCTCTTCCTCCAACCAATCCTACAATCTTGAAACATTCGTTTCCCCTGCCGGACTTTTTCTTGCGTCCATCGAATTCACCCTTCCTTCCGGAGTCTCTTTCGGAGCGGGGGGATTCACGGCGGACGGGAATATTTTTTCGGATGGCAACGGGAACGCTTTGGGATCGAAAACCCTCATCTTCCTTCCCGGACAATACAATGATTTCATTCCTGTGCTGGCTTCGCTATCCGTCTTCCTGACCAATACCAATACGACCGCAACCAATGTCACATTCACTCTTAAAGGATGGTCGGGAAACGTTGAATCAGGCCCTCTCCTGAGAGCGTAAGTCCATGGCCGTCATCCCGATTCCCCAACATATAATCAATAATGGCACGATTGATACTTCCGATATCCTGAATCTCTATTATCTCCTGACTGGCGTCAATACCTATAGCGTGGTCATAGGAAATCTTTCCGTAACGGGAGCCATGAACCTATCGGGAAGCCTCACCGTTCCCTCCGGTCAGACGGCAACGGTGGCGGGAACGCTGGACGTGACGGGTTCGGAGACGGTAGCGTCTTCCACTATCACGACGCTGGACGTGACGGGATCGGAAACGGTGGCGTCTTCTACCATCACGACGCTGGACGTGACGGGATCGGCCACGGTTCCGGCGGCCACCGCATCGAATCAGGCGGTACAGCAAGCGCAGGTGGCGAATAGTGCTGCTGCGTTATATTCAGGGGCTTCAGGGGCATATCCCGTAGCGACTATCTCTCTCACTTCACCAAATTTAACGGCCCCTTCCAATGGTTTTTTCTTTGTTCTTGGGACGGCGAGTATTGTAGCATCAGGTACTTTTGTGGATTCAACGTCGCAGAGTCTGACTTCAAGTTTAGCCGGATTCGTCTCAGGTCAAAATCACGCAGGGAATGGATTTCAGAATCTTTCTGGATATCTAGTGGTGACGGCAGGGCAAATTGCGAACTTCACTGAAACGATCAACTACAGCCCCGGTGGGTCTATCGCTATTCAGATGACTATTCTATTCTTCCCAACCCCCTAGGAGTTTAAATTGACACCTTCTTATGCACTTGTCATCGATAATAAGGGTAATGGAATCGGGATGCACAGATGGGAAGATTCCGGCACGATGGTCCTTGGCCCGAACGAGATCGAATGCACGGAAGCCCAAGCCCAGAATCCGATGGCCTACCAGGTGGTGAACGGGGTTCTTGTTGAATCCCTTACCTTCGCCAAATCCGCCCAGATCGCCCTGCTTCAATCTGCATACCAGACGGCCATGAATGCCCCTGTGAGTTTCAAAAATTCCGCCGGTGTCACTTCCACCTATCCGTCTGGAAACACCATCCTGACTAACGGAATGAAAGCACGGGATATGCTGACAGAGGTTATTGCGGCGGGATCATCCGCTTGGACGCTCGGAAAATGGCTGGATACCAACAATGTTGCCCAGACCTTCACCTTCGCCGATCTGCAAGGACTGGCGACGGCGATGGAGGCGGCCATCACACTGGATTGGACGGATCTGGTCACGAAGATTGCGGAAGTGAATGCGGCAACGACAGTAGCCGATGTGCAGGCGATCACCTTCTGAGGGGAGGATTCGTGATTACCATCCGTTGTATTGCTGAATCCAACATCGAGAGTGACCTGATCCAGTACTGGACATGGGACAAGTTTTCCCACTGCGAATTCGTTCTGCCCGAAGGCTATCTTGGCTCGCGTCTCTCGGGGGGAATTCAGATTCGGCCATTCGATTATATAAAGGTCAGCCGGGAAGCGATTCTGACGCTGCTCCTCCCAAAGGACCGGGAAGAGGCCGTGATGGCATGGGCACGTGCACAGATTGGAGAAAGCTACGGCTGGAAGGATGTGTTTGATGAAGCCTTCCATAATGAGATATTGACGCCCTCCGGCATGGACTGCTCCCATTTTGTGACGCTGGCCTTGTCGAAGGGGAATTTCTCGGTAACTCGAAAACGATTCTTTCAAAACACTCCGGCGGATGTTTATAATTGCACCGGGCTGATATTGCAATCGGAGAAATAGGTGTGTCCACCTCCTCAATCCTCTTTGGTGAAAAGAAAAATGTCCATGCATGACCCTGAATCTCTGCCCGATTATACCTTATGGGGAAACGCCGCCGGATGGCTCCTCGCCATTTTTCTCGGAAAGAAGGCGTTGGCGGATCGGGATGAACGGATCAACAAGATCGAGGAATGGAAAGAGGATCACGAGAAGAATCATCCCAACACCGTAGAGATTCTTCGGATGCATAAAGAATTACGGGAGGATAGCAAAAGGATACTCGGACTCATCGAGAGAAACCATCATGACCATGAGGAGGACTTTCGCCATCTTCAAGAGCGTCTTGACAAGGTAATCAGATTCCATCCGAGAGGAAATAAATAGATGACCTACGGGGAAGGATTGGCCGTCGCCACACTCTGGCAAGAAGCCCGTGGATCAAGCCTTGAAGGGAAGATGTGCGTGGCCCATGTCATCCGGAATCGAATGGCAAAGCGGTACACATCAGATGGTACAATAGCGGGTACGGTATTGCATCCTTGGCAGTTTTCCGGATGGACGGACAATGCCGTCTGCCTGGAATCCCTTCGTTATGTAGCAACGGATGCATTGGGACTCTTACCCATCTGGCAGGAATCTGCCACCAGTCCTGATCCGACAGACGGAGCCGTCTTGTACTATTCACCGGGGGCCATGACTCCTCCGGGATCTGTGCCATTCTGGGTGGCATCATCCAAGCTGACACTGACACTGCCCGACTTTCTGTTTTATGCGGCCAACTGAAGAGGCCGTCAATTATTCATCATCAAAAAGGAGCCGCCCATGTCCGTCATCAACGATCTTAAGACACTCTCCTCGAACGAAGTCTCTTCTGCTCAGGCAAGAGCGTCTTCCCACGAGTCCATCATATCCTCTTTGGAATCCGAGGTGGATAAAATCCTGGCTTCGATCAATGCCGTGTCTGGGCGAACCTTCGTTGAATCAGAAAGTCTATTCTCCAAGGTCAAGGCCGAACTGGTGGCCGGGGGGAAATTCGCCGAATCCGAGGTCGAGGCAATCTGGGCAAAGATCCGGGGCATCCTTTGACGAAGAAATGTGAAGTTTGCGGGACCCCGATACCCATTAATAAAACCGCCTGTAGCAAGAAATGCGTGAGGAAGATGCTTCTTTCCCCTCTCTTCGCCCAGAAAACCGAGGAATCGAAGAGGGCTCGACGGGTTCAGATATTGACGGACCGGGCGTACGGTCCGGGACATTACAAATGAATACCCTAAAAAAACTCCTGACTGAAAGCGACAACGAAACTTGGTGCCCTATCCGTGTGGGAGGATCCTTCGTTCTGGTGGTGCTAATCTGGTATGCGGCCTCCGGGATCATTCACAAGACAGGGGATAATTTTATGGATGTCTGCAAGGGGTTTGCGTGGTATATTGGCGCATGGGCGGCGGCAATTGGTGGCAAATCGAAACTCGGGGGGGATGCAAATGCCGGTTCTGGCTCTCCAACTCCTTAAGAAATTCGGTCCTTATCTTGGGATTGCTGTTCTCTGTGCGTTGCTCTATATCGAACATCTGAAACTGCAAACAGCCGATGCGGAGATTGCGACACTGACCTCGGCCAATCATCAATACGAACTCGATACAAAAGCCCAAGATGCGAGCATCACAAAAGCCCATGCGGACCTTGAAATTCTTCAAAAACAGGCGGAGGATCTTCAGGCCAAGATCAATTCCGAATCCCGCCATGTTTCCGTTCAGACCAAACATATTCTGGCACATCCTCCCAATGGGAATTGCGATCACCTGATGGGATGGATGGCGCAGAAATTGGGGGGTCTCAAATGAGACGATGGGTTGTGATCGGGTTGATCGGGATGGTGGGATGTTCTCCGGTGTACATCCCTCAGAAAGTGATGGTCGAAGTTCCGGTTTATTGCAAGGCCCCGGTCGTTCCGCCCTTTATCAATCACATTTCTTCGACGATCCCGAAGACGGAGAAGGAGCAGGAGGTATTGGCCTCCCAGATTGTTGCAACACTATGGGAAGCGACGGAACAAAACAAGGAACTCCGACAGGCTCTCACCGCCTGCCAGAATCCCAAAGAGAGAAAGTGAAAAGGGGAGGCCGAAGCCTCCCTGTGAAATACGCTGTGATTTACTGGGTTTCTTAAACGAATTGACTCGCTCCGAATTTCTGGGTTTCTCTGGCGGTGTGACTCGCTCGAACCGTTTGGGTTTCTTCCCCTCCATGACTCACTCGGGACACTTGGGTTTCTCCGGACTTCTGACCCGCTTGCACGCGCTGGGTTTCTAGGCACTTGTGGCTCGCTCTGCCGCATTGGGTTTCTGGCGATTGATGGCTCGCTTGTTGTACTTGGGTTTCTTAGTTTCCATGACTCGCTAGGGACATCTGGGTTTCTGATTTGCCTGTGACTCGCTCCGTATACCTTGGGTTTCTCTGGGCTTTTGACCCCTCCCTCATCCCTCCGTTCCCGTTCCGTGATTGTAACCCAGTTTCCCCTCGGAATAGGGAACGCTCTGGGGGAATCCTTCCAGTTTCCGCCATTCCCGGTGAAGATCCACAAGGAATTGTTTGATCATATACCGGATGGAACGGTTGTGGATATGAAGCTTCGACAGCCCAGCGCAATCCGGACGGTGCGTGAGCCGATTCTTGTAGTCGTTATAGATCTTGGCGTAGACTCCCTTCCCACCGACCCGCAGGAACGATGATCCCGCCACACCAATCAGCTTCGTTTTCAGGAATGGGTTGAACGTGATGGAATCCCGCTCGGCTTCTTCACCATCCTTGTTGACATAGGACTTCCTGACGAGGCTTTCTTTCTTGCGAGACCGTCCGACATTCTTTCCGTCCTCAGTGTTTACGGTGTCCAGCCCGGCATACTTCCAGAGGGAAGACGGATATTTTGCCTTTGAGATATCGATCTCGGAAATGATGATACCCGCCAGCGCCGGACCGATTCCCTTGACCCCCTTGAGGTACTTCGTCCATACCGTGAACTCCATGAGGGACTTTTCGAGGAGAGCGAACTGTTGCTCTTCCATCTCCTCCATCTGAACATATTGATCGAAGAGGGCCAAGAACGAATACTCTGATATCAGTCCGACTGCAACGAATTTCTTTGGTGTCGGGATGATCTGCAAGCCGTCCATGATCTTCCGGTAGTCCTTCCGGAGCCTGTCCAGGTATTTCTTGTCCTCCTTGTCCAATGCTTCGGATTCCGGAACGGATGGTTCGTTCCCCATGTCGCGGGCCTTTATGTTGGCAACGATCCGGTTTCCCATCTGGATTCGGAGTTTTTGCAGATCGTATACGCCACGAACCTGTGTTCTGAGAGTTTCTTTCCGGAAGTCCATAAATCCCCCTTCTAAGGTTCAATCCTGACTCGATATGTCGATGGCATAACCACTTCATCACGATATGTCGATTTTTCCGGTTCAAATGGATACGTCCTTCGATAATCTCCGTAGTCTTTACCAGTACTTCTGAACTTCCTCCTCCGTTGGCCTATGGTCAAAATCAGAAGTGTAAAATGGATCATCTCCTTCCGGATCTCCATCAGGGCGACGAATCCGATAAGCCGGACTACAATCCTGAATAATCCCACCGCATGGGGCAAGTTCGTCCAACCCACAACCGCACTCGGTGTCAGGCTCGCAAAGTCCATCGAACCCGTTGTCTCTTAGATAAGATTCAACGATGTCTCGGACAGTCTTCGGCTTAGTTTTCATCCTTCCCCGCCTCCTCTCTGGCTTTGCACGTCGAGCACTTGCCGAACATGAAGATAAACTGCCGCTCCTCCTGCGATCTCTCCCTCCCACACGACTGGCAGATCGGAAAGTGATAGGGGAGCCTTAAGATCCCTGTCTCGCGGAAATAATCCTTGTCGATAGCGTCGATAATACGCATTGTCACTCTCCTTCCGTTCCAATTCCTTTTGCCCAGTCACATAGAATTAAATCTTCAGATTCGTCTTCTACCGTTCCCATGACAATTCCATTAAGCTCCTTATTGAGCAACCGAAGGATCTCTATTTCATCACATCCTCTTAGAATGGCCTTGCGAATATATTGTTGTCTCCTGGTGTCAAGCATCGTTGGATTCTCCTATTTTTTCTTTAAAACCATTGGCCCATTCCATCGCCTCTTCGTATTTTTCCAATGGGATATCTCTGAGAGAGAGGACATTGAAGAAACTCAATCCCTCTTTCATCAGATCCTTTTTCTCCGACTGGGAGTACCCGGATGTAGCGTCCTTGAGGGCTCCGATGATCTGTTCATATTGTTCTTGGGATATGATCCCGCTCTTATCCTGTTCATGCGCCGGGGGAACAATTATCGATTCATTGTTAGGAGACAAAAGATTCTTGACTCGTTCGACCTTTGATTTTGGCTCAACTCGGATCGGTTCTGCTTCTACGACCGGTTTATCATCAAAATTAACGGCTTCTTCCGGTGTATATGTTCCGACGGCGACCCCCGGAAACACGGTCCTGATGCCCTCCGAAACGACCCTTGCCCTGAGCATCTGCCGGGGATATTGTTTCCATACATCTTTTCCAGTCAGGCTGGCCTTCTTTGCCATGTCAATCGTCCAGCTTATGCGGGCCGAACCTCCCTTGGGATGGGAGAACACGGCTGTCACCTCATTGTCGTTGATTGTTTCCCATGAAACGGAGCCACCCGCTGTCTGAAACCTGGCAAGCATGGCATCGGATTTTAAGGTAGGACGATTCTGAATGATGTGGTAATCCCTTGCCGCAATGGCGGGATGCAAACCTTCGGCTTGGGCGATCAGCATGAGGGCGATGGCCTGCTCCTTTGTCTTGATACCGAAGAGCCCAGACTTAGTGACGGCATCCGCCATCCGTTCGATGTCGGAGTAGGAAATGATTGCGATTTCGTTAGACATTTTATTCCCCCTTCTTGATGCGGAAGACTCGGGTCTCCGCTTCTTTTTTGTACTGGTTATAAAGCTCCGATTGCTCTACCTGAAACCTCTTGCTGTCGAACCGGGATGATTTCTGAGTTTTCCACGAGCAAAGCTCCCGTCCGTCTTGGCTTTCCAGAACTGATGCATCCTCCATAAAGCTCTTGATTTCAGCCTCAAGTTTTTCAATCTGCTCGCTAAAAGACTTCTCTTCCTTCTTCAGCCGGATTAGTTTTATTACGATTCCTTCGATGTCCGAATCCGCAATCACGGCTTTCCCGGAATCTCTCGGATACGCAAGGGACAGGTCAGCGAGTGTTTTTGGTTCCGGCATTGTCTTTGTCTGGACAAGATCCCAGAATTTCACCTCCCTTTCAATGATACTGTTGATGAGATCTGCGTCCTTCTGGACCTTGTAGATCCGGAAATCCGACCTGCCAATCAGAACCGGTATCCAGGCAATCTCCAGCCCCGTAACGGCCATTTGGACCTGCGTCTGGATGATGTACTCCACCGGCACCTCGTCGGTGCCTTCTTCGCCCCATCCTTCATATGAGCCGGTCGTCTTGGCCTCCACCACAGCGTTTTGTGTTGCCCCGTCAAGCGTGGCCCGGATGAACGTATGGTCCGGATGCAGGACTTGTTTCTGTCGATCCAGAACCTTCTCTCCCGTTTGTTCCTCGAAGAGGCCAATCACCACAGGTTCGAGAGCCGTTCCCACCTTCATGGCCAGCGTTTCCTCCTGACCTTCCGATTGTCCAACCTTCTCCATCCAGACATCAAGGGGAGTTCGGTATCGGGAAAGGCCAACAATCGCGGCGGATTCTGATGCGCCAAGATATTGTTTACGATTGTCCATCAGATGCCTCTCTTTCTTTTTTTTCCGGATAGCACTCATTCTCGATCAGCTGGAGCATAATCGGGACATACATAAGCGGTATAGTGATCGGTGATTTATATTCCTGTCTGATCGAAAGGATTCCCTCATTGAGTGTGATTTCGATTTTATCGATTTCCAAAAGTGTAGCCATCAGATTCCCCCTTTCATTTCCTCTTTCCGAAGTCTCGATAATTCAGAGAGTACGGTATCGTGAGCTTCTTTGACAATCTGTCGAACCGTGGGATCGACTTGGAGCGGGTGAGCATCGACTACCTGTAACACATGAAAAAGATGGTCTTCTATCTCCTTAATAATCTCCAGATCGGACATGTCACTCCCTCCCAGCGTCTCTTGGATAAAGTTTAACTACAGAAATATTCGTATCTTTTATCGTTTCTAACTTCTTGACTATTTTTCCATCCTTGCCTAGTTTTTTTACCAACTGCCTGAAATTCGCTGAATCCATAGTCTCAAATCCAATTTTCTTGTAATGGACCAGCGGCTTTCCCGGATCTTTCCGAACATGCTCCAAAAGTCTTTCCCCATGTGTCACAATTCACCTCCTTGGATCTCTATTAGTATTCTCCTGTGGCCGTGACCATGACCATGACGATACACAGGACTGTGACCATGACGATACCCAGGACTGTGACCATGACCATAACCGGGACCGTGAAAATGACCGTGTCCCTGACCGGGAAAATGACCGTTCAAACCCCATTCTCAACATTGCTGCCGTCATTTAAGTCCTCCCGGGAGCCATGACTGGGACCGTGGTCGTTCCCATGACCGTGACCACCACAATGACCCTGACCGGGACCCTGACCGGGACCGGGACTGTGACCATGACCGTGACCCTGTATATGACTGCGTATATGACCTTAAAAATGACCGGGATCGTGATCGTGGTCGTGACCGGGATTTATCAAATCCTCTTCTCAACATTCCCGCCGTCATTTAAGTCCTCACGGGAGCCGTGACCGTGAAAATGATCCCATCCGATTACCTTCCTGTAAAAATGTCCCTGACCATGAGTATGGACCTGGATTTGAACGTGAAAATGACCATGACCCTGACCTTGGCCGTGAAAAAGATCGTGACAATAACCTTGGTCGTGGCCATATACATGAAAATGATTCTGCTCGTTCAAACCCCATCCTAAACGTTGCTGCCGTCATTTAACTCCCCATCACGCCACGCCCCATATAAGACGTGGCGGTCTCATTTTTTGATTACTTCTTAGTTCGCTGAGTTGCAGAGATCTCAACCGCATCGATCACGGCTCCCCGTCCGACAATCACTCGACCGTCCGGAAAGGGTTCGATCTCCGTAAAATCAAGGCTCTTGAGAGTCTCGGAGAAGCGTCCAGTGTCGGCAATCCACGCGGCATCCTCCAGAACAAGCTCATGCTCTGTCACGGCTACCAGCCTCCCCGTGTCGATCATCGTGACAGTCCGGATGAGGTAGATCGCCCCGATTTTCCAAGGAGAAGTAGAAGGCGAAGAGTTTCCAAGAAGTTCCTTCAAATCATTTAATGTAAGTTCCATTTTTGTTACCCTCCTGATTGTCGTAGTTTTTCCGTGCCGATGCCATGGTGTTCATGCGTCTCCTTTTCTCCCACTCGTCGCTACCACACGAGTTATTTAGCCGTAGCCTGAGCCGTAGCCGTCGCCGTCGCCGGAGCCGGAGCCGTAGCCTGAGCCGTAGCCGTCGCCGGAGCCGGAGCCGTAGCCTGAGCCTGAGCCGTAGCCGCCTCCATCGCCGTCGCCGGAGCCGGAGCCGTCGCCGGAGCCGTAGCCGTCGCCGGAGCCGTAGCCGTAGACTACGCTTCCCATACCGGCACCCCTTCGATGCTTTTCCGGGCCTTTTCGGAGACCGGAAGCAGCTCTATCGCCTGTAGCAGAGTTACTTCCGGTACGGCCACCGGGAACTTGCATGACTTTGGCTTTTTCGTTCCAGACACCGACAGCTCGGACAGAGAGGCCGCACCGTCCCAATACCAAAGTCTCCGTGCGTCGGTTAATACCACTTCCTGCCCGTCCCGTGATTTGAGAGTCCCTGCAAAAACTCCCGCCGAATAAGTCCGGCAGATGATGTACGATCCGATCATCCGTTCCTCCTTGTTTGAGTAGGTAACAAAATCCATTACAAGCCATTCCCTTATCAGCTCCGTCTCCCCGCCGGGTCCCTCCATCCCGACTTTATGGACACCTCCCGAGAGGGGGGTGATTGGCTGAACGGGATCAATATACAACATTATGTGTCATTGGTCAAGTAGTGATGCAACCCATAGGAAGAGATTGAATTCCTGCACAAGTTGTTGTATTGTTTTTTGCCGGAGGGTGGCATTATGAAAAAAAAGACAATCGACCAGGTCATCGCATTCTTTGGAACCCAATCTGAGCTTGGAAAAAAGCTTGGAGTGACCCAGCAGTCAATCCGGCATTGGATCACGCGCGGGCATATTCCGATTCGCCGGGCTCTCCAGATCGAGGAGATCAGCGGGGGAAAGATCAGGCTTAAGGATATTTTGCACCTGACCAACAGGATTTGGAGAAAAGAATAATGGAAAAACGGATATGTCTTGTGTCCTGTTCAGGAGGAAAGGATTCCACCGCTACCCTTCTTCTTGCCCTTGAAAAAATGGAGAATGTTGAGGCAGTTTTTGCGGATACAGGAAATGAGCATCGATTAACCTATGAATATCTCGATTATTTGGAACAAAAACTCAAGATTCGTATTCGGAGAATAAAGGCCGATTTTTCAAAGAAGATCGAGCGTCATCATCAATACATAAGATTTTGCACAGAAGAGTTGAAGATTAAACCATTAACAGAATATGCCTTGTCTCTCGTGGAAAAAGGATGGTTTGTGGAATCATGGCAAGGTGTCAGGGCTGAGGAATCTCCCAGTCGGGCGAATCTTCCTGAAAGGGAGATGCTAGCGGATGGGATTGAAGCTGTCCGTCCCATCCATAAATGGTCAGTCAAGCAAGTTTTCGATTACCACAGGGAAAAAGGGATCGAGCCGAATCCTCTCTATAAAATGGGAATGAAACGTGTCGGATGTATGCCTTGCATTCACTCCAGAAAACAGGAACTTGCTGAGATTGCATTACGATTCCCGGAAGTGATTGATCGGATCGAATCATGGGAGAAACATGTCGGTCAGGTTTCAAAACGGGATTTTTCTACATTTTTTCCGGCTGAGGGACACACGAATAAAGAAGCCTATGAATCAGGAAACATTAGAAAAGTTGTTCAATGGGCAAAAGGGGCTGAGCCTGTATTTTTCAAGGATTTTTGGAAAAGCGAAGAGGACTTGAGTAAAAATTCCTGCTCTTCTGAATACGGGCTTTGTGAGTGACGGCTCCCCGGCGTGAACGCCGGAGCGTTTATCGACTTACGAAGAGATTGCCGCCCCAATCTCGAATCTATTTTTCTGTTTCACGCTGGATCGTTGAAGATTTTACGAAGAAAACTTCTTTCTTCAACCCGCTATCCTCAATTGTCAACGAGCGGTACGCTCCTGAGTCTTTTCACCTGCTGGAGCAAGAAAGACTGTAACACATGGAGGAAAGGATGCCAAACAGGAACACGCCTTGCATCTCCGGGGTGAATCCCGGAGTTTTACGGCGCCTTTCGATAATTTTTCGGAGGTTTAAATGATCCGTTTCTTCATTCCCGGCGATCCGGTCCCGAAGGCCCGACCCCGGATGACCCGGAGCGGCCATACATACACCCCGGAAAAGACCCGGACATACGAAAGCAAAATCGGGTTGTTCGGATCCCAGGCCATGTCCGGAAAACCTCTTCTGGAAGGCCCCATTCGGGTAAACATGATGGTGGTTCTTCCGATACCTGAGAGCTGGAACAAGAAGAAGAAAGCAGAAGCGATTTCATGTCGGTTATTGCCAACCGGAAGAAAGGATCTGGACAATTTCATCAAATGCCTGGACGGCCTGAATGGGGTCGTCTGGCACGACGACGGGCAGATTTGCTCGATCTTGGCAAAAAAGGCTTACGGAGATACGCCGGGGATGTATCTTGAAATCGCGGAGATCGAGGGGGTAAAGTAATCAAAGCTCATCCGCCACGCGCGGAAGGAGTTACGAGGCCGCCCTTTGGGGTGGCATCAGCTTAAAATCAATTAAACCTTGGTTTCCGGGTCGGGGGTAACGGCAGGCCAGCCTTGGGATCGTGACCATCCACATGATCCCGCCCCCGACATAGAAACCTCTGGATGGAGGTGTCTATTATGCAATCACTGCGCTCACGAAAAATTCCAATTTCAGAACTTCGCTCCATCATCAATGACCTGGCTCTCCTGGAACCGGATCTGACCCTTTCCTCGACAATCGATTTCGATTTCCTGAAATTCTTCCACGATCTTGCCATAAAGAGACATTTTACTATGCTAGGGGAATCCAAATGACCGGGCGGGAGATATCGGAACTTCTCTCCGGAAGAGCTGATGAGATATGCCAATACCTCATTCCGGGAGGAAAGAGAATTGGTCATGAATACTGCATAGGATCAACCAGCGGAGAACAGGGTCAGAGTCTCAAGGTCCATCTTTCGGGGGGAAAGGCTGGGGTATGGTCAGACTTCTCGACCGGAGAAAAAGGGGACCTGATTACTCTGTGGATGGCCGTCCGGAACTTGGGGTTCGTGGACGCAATGAGGGAGATCCGGGGATATCTGGGAATTGCCGAACCTGAATATGCCCGGAAGCCAAAAAAGACGTATGTGAAGCCCAAACCGACAGGATCGGAGATTTCTCCAAAAAGTCCCGTTCTTTCGTGGCTGTCTTCCCGTGGGCTCAATTCCAATACGATCTCGTCCTTTCAGGTGAAAGAAAAAGACGGAGCGGTGATCTTCCCTTATCTCCGTGACGGTATTCTCTTTCATGAGAAATACCGGCTCACAACAAATAAAAAATTCTGGTCATCCACAGAAACAGAGCCAATCCTGTTTGGCTGGCAAGCTCTTCCTGACGATGCCAGATCCTTGGTGATCTGTGAAGGGGAGATTGACGCAATGTCACTGCATCAGTATGGTTTCCCCGCTCTATCAATCCCCTATGGAGCGGGGGATGGTGGCAAGCTCGACTGGATCGACAGCGAATTTGAACGCCTTAGTCTGTTCGAGGAAATCATCCTCTGCATGGATATGGACGAAGCCGGACAGTCTTCCATTCCAGAACTGGTGAGGCGTCTTGGAAGGGAGCGCTGTAAGGTCGTCAGGCTCCCAAGGAAGGACGCCAATGAGTGTCTTATGGCCGGCATCCCGTCGCTCGATTCATACTTTTCCTCGGCCATATCCTGTGATCCGGAGGGTTTGCATCCTTCCTCCGAGTTTATCCCGGATGCTCTCGAAATCCTTCTCCGTAAGAGGGACAGGGAAAACGGATTCCCTCTTCCGTGGTGCAAAGACTTCGTGATCCGCCCTTCAGAGCTGACAATCTGGAACGGCATCAACGGCCACGGAAAAAGCTCCTTTCTCAACCACCTGACCGTTGAATTTCTCTTCAGGAGGGAAAAGGTTCTTTATTGCTCGTTTGAAATGAATCCGGACCGGCTCCTTGTACAGATTCTCCGTCAAATTTGCGGCGACCAGTCATTCTCGGAAGAGCGGATCCAAAGCCTGTCTTTCGGCATTCTGTCCGGCCTGTACATCTACATCGGGAAGAAGGACCGGTTCGAGGCCATCCGGTACGCGATCCGGAGATACGGGGTCACACAAGTCGTGATCGACAACCTGACCCGAATGTCGAAAATGGACGACTACTCCGGCCAACAGGAGATTGTGGAAAAACTTGCGAATATCAAGGACGAATTGAAGGTCCATATTCACCTCATCACCCATGCCCGGAAAGGCGAATCCGAGTCTCTCAGGCCAGACAAGTTCGACGTTCGGGGGGCAGGGCCCATTACCGACATCGCCGACAACGTCGTGACCATCCACCGAAACAAGGAAAAGAAAGATCTCCTTGAGTTGTCCGACGTGGAACTGCTCCGGAAGAAGACAACCCGGAAGGATGTTGTCGAGCAGGCCGACGCGAAGCTCTATGTCCAGAAGCAGCGCGTCAACGGATGGGAGGGATCGGCCAAATTATGGTTCGATCCCGTATCCTGCCAGTTCTCGGATCGATCCGGATTCGAGCCTATTATTTACGACCATCCGGATATGTCAGGATGGTGAAAAATGCCGGGTGAAGATCGACGGATCTTCCAATTCATCCCGATTGTGTGTTAGGCTGAGAAAAGATGGGTTCCGTTGCGCGACGGCGATCCAAAAGTTTTCGGAGCCGTTCCTCCGAAAAGCCCATCTTTTTTTTACCCTGAACGGAGGTCAAAAATGAAACATCCATCTTTCCAATTTTATCCATCCGACTGGCTTTCCGATACCAAACTAAGATCATGTTCCATGGAAGCGCGTGGCCTTGCTATCGATCTTTTTTGCATCATGCACGACCACGATCCCTATGGACACTGCCCGAACTCTATCCCGACATTAGCCCGACTTCTCAGGGAAGATCCCCGGAAGTTGCGCCGACTTCTCGATGAACTCCTGGTCCATAAAGTGATAAAACAATCCGAAGATCGACCTGAATTCTTCTATAGTTCCCGAATGATTCGTGACGAAGCCATCAGGGCAAAAAGACGTTCAAATGGAAAGTTGGGGGGGAATCCAAAATTAAAAGTTGACCCAACTTCTCCCGAACATCTCCCGAACATCTCGCCAACATCTCGCCAACATCTCGCCAACATCTCGCCAACATCTCCCGAAGATCTGGAGAACATCTTTAAGACTTCTCCCGAACATCTCGCCGACATCTCCATAACATCTCAACGAACTCGAAGTGAAGAAATAAGGCATGACAATGAGTTAAGCGAAAATGAGGTTAACCACTTGGATAACGCATTGTCGAAAGATAGGTTAACCCTTGAGGAAGAATCTTGTACCCCCCCTTCTTCTTCTTCTTCATCTTCATCTTCAAAAAAAAGAAATAAAACCATTGTCGAAATGCCGGAAGAATCGGCTTTCGACTTGCCGGCACTCTGGAAAGAATTATGTCCGGATCTACCGCAAGTTCGAGAGATCACTCCAAAACGACGCCAAAAGATCCGGTCCAGGATCAAGGAACATCACTCAATCGATTGGTGGAAGGATCTATTTGCGATGATCAGCGGTATTCCCTTCCTGAACGGTGAAAACAAAACAGGATGGAGAGCCAGTTTCGATTGGGTGATTGAAAATCCTGACAACGCAATCAAGGTGCTGGAAGGGAAATACGCATCAAAGGAAGATCACACCGTGAGTTCCAATTCTGGATGGTAGAGTACAACCAGGATATGCCTCTGGATGAATCAGAAATGGCCCAAGAAACGATTCTAATTGGTAAGGTGGACCCATGGGTCATATAGGAAAAGAAATGCCCTTTAAAACGCAAAATCGGGGCATTTCCGATGGGATTGAGAAAATACCGAGGGATCCGATGCCGATGCCGAAACAGATCTTTCCTCCGCCCGACATTCTCCCCAAGGGAGGATTGATCCGTCAGATTGCGGATTATATCCTGGAAACCTCGGTCTATCCTCAGCCCGTTCTGGCCGTTGCGGCATCGGCAACGTTTGTCGGATGTCTCCTCGGGGGGAAAGTCGCCTCGGAAAGCGATCTCAGGACCAATCTTTATACCGTCGCCCTGGCTCCGTCCGGATCCGGCAAAGAGCACGCCCATAAAATACTCCGGAAACTTGTTGCGGAATGCGGGCTGGACAGACACCTGGGAGGCGACAATATCGCGTCGGGAAGCGCGGTTTTTGCCGCCCTGTCCCACGAAAAAAGGCTCTTGTATCTGCTGGATGAGTTTGGCCTGTTCCTGAAGGCGATCCTGGATGGGAAGAATCAGCACAAGGCGGAAATCATGAAGAATTTCATGACCGCTTACTCCCGGTCGAACTCTTCATGGCTGGGGACCGATTATGCCAACCCAAAGGAAAATCCGAGAACGCCAATAATCAATCCCCATTTATGTTTATATGGCATATCCACGCATCAGAATTTTTTCGAGGCTCTTTCTTCCTCGAACGGAGGCGACGGATCAATTGCCAGAATGATATTTTTCGATATCGGGGAAAAATCGACCCGACCCCAAAAACAGTCCGGACTTATGTTCCCGGTTCCCTTTTCGCTCGTAGAAAAGATAAAAAATTTTTCAACCATAGGCGGAAATTCAGGTTCCAACTCAGGTTCCAACAGGGAGAATGATCCGCTCGTGATGCCCTTCGATCTTGACGTCTATGAACAGATTGATAAACTCGATCTTTTTCTGCAATCCCAATGCGCACCGACGGATGTGATGCGCGCGGTGTACAACCGGGAGACCGAGAACACGATCAAGCTTGCTCTCATTCATGCGGCCTCGATGGGAAATAGGACCGTCGGCATGGAATCCTTCGGCTGGGCATCCTCGATCATGCGATGGTCCACGCAGACGATTATCACTCAAATGGAACGGCATGTTTCCGACAATGTGCAGGAGAGGCATGTCAAGATGATTATTCGTCTTATCGGAGACGGCATCACGCGCAACGAATTGACCCGAAAGACTCAAACGCTGACCCGAAGGGAACGCGATTCGATCCTTGCCGATCTGATTGAATCCGGACAGATCGTGGCGGAAATGAAAGAATCCGATGGGAAAAAAAGGGCACCACTGGTTTACCTGAAAGCCTGAAAAATTTCTTTTCAATCCGACGCCAAGGGAATATAAAAAATTTCTCACCCATAGGTGGAAATTCCGCTCCTCCGCTACAAGTATGCTATGGAAAGAATCTTCGGATTCGTTCTCTCCTTCTTCTGGGCCCATGTCCGAATCCTCACCAAACATCCCGGCATGAGACCCTGGGTCTCCTCCTGGATCAGCCGAATCAGAAAGGTCTATGGTCTCGGGAAAGAGCCTGAAAACCGGATCAATAACCTCGATGCTCTTGGGTCGAATCTTGCCTTCATGAAGCAGGAGGCCGAAAAAGACCTTCACCAGAGCCTTCCTTCCCCGGCCATAAAAGCGGTGAAGAGTCTCACCCGGCACCGGGAGGGGCTCACTCTCTTCCTCGATCTCCCGGAGGTCCCTCTCAACAACAATGCGACCGGACGGGATCTCCGGCGCGAGGTCGTGGGGCGAAAGACCTTCCATGGAGCCGGCTCCCTCTGGTCCGCCAATATCGCCTCCTGGATCACTACGATCTTTGGGCACATGGTCGAAAAACGGGATCAACATTCACACCTCCCTCACCGATTATCTCACTGTATGCGCCGCGTTGGGCACGGTCCCCGACAATCTCTCTCCGTGGCTCCCCTGGTCCATGGACTGGGACCGGAAGGCTTTTCTCTCCCGGCCAACGTCCGACGACACCTCCTGATCCCCTCCCGTTCCCCTGATCGTCCGGTCTCGTTACATTGCCCTCCGAGGAAGGCTTCCCTTGCGTCCTTCGTCTCCCCCCCCCATATCCCTCCCAGAAGATCGAAAACTTACGAGCCTTCCGTAATTTTTGAAAGCATGAATGACCCTCTGGAAAGGCTTCAAGAAAAAAAAGGGGAGCTCGAATGCTCCCGGTCATATCAATCGTGATTACTCAATGTATGGCATAATGACAAAAACTCCTTTCTCTTTCTCAATCTCGATAAATGCCGGATCTGTAGCCGAAAATATCGAAAACCTGAAATTGCCGGATTCCTTCCCGATAACTTTCATGACCTTTCCCATGTTTTCAGTATTGAAAAAAAGGCCGCTGGTCAATTGACCATCAGTCATCAGTTTTTCCTTTAGCATCAATACTTTCTCATATGGTGGATATAGAATTTTCTGATGTATAAACTGAAAATATTCGTCTACGTATCTGAACATGCCGGATGAAGGATTGAAAGATACTATAAATTCATCGGTTTTTTTGATGAGCTTAATTATTTTGGACAGCGATGAGGAACTATAGATCCTTCTTTCAGTAAGCCTCCCGTCAATCGGCTTCAGGGATCCGCGATATAGAATGAATCCGTCCGTGCCGACAATCGCTATAGATCCGTCCTCTTGAGGGTCGAAAAGAACGATACCAAAATGATTCGGTCTCTCATCCGTACACGCAATAGCACGCATTACTTCTCTTTTAAAGTCTTGACCGAGGAAGAATAATTCCGTCGTGGTTGTCATCGTCTCTGTCCCGGTCTCAATCAATGTGTTTTCCATGTCAATCTCCTTTTTTTGTCAATATTATTTTTTGTCTCGTCCAGGATTCATAAGCCTTTCCGTCTTTCGGTGTCTGCAAGTAGTTCTTTTCGTGTCGCAGGCACCGTCGAAAACTTAAAACCCTTTGTCGACAGTCTTTTCTTAAAAATGTCTCCAGATCGCAATGTTATCGTTGCCGTCCCCCCCCTGATTGAGATTGTTCGTGCGATCTCCGTGTGTGGGCTGTATTTTGAGTGATTCCGGCTTCCGCTCCATTCTAGCCAGCTAACCTCGACGTTCTCATATACCGTCGTTTCTTCGTCTTTTTTGTCCCTCTTGTAATTTTTCAATGCCTGGACCGCGTCCGGGTTGACCATTACATCACAACCTATAGATGCACATCCGGGCCCGTGTCCTTCCAGGCCGAAGATCACGAAGACCTCATGGCGACGGTAAAAGTCGATTCTATTTTTATAGCTCGATGCGTGATGCCACTCATTCGGGGAACAGAATTCACGAATAAGCTCTGCCGGAATTCTCCCGACCCGCGAAGCCGGCATGAGCCCGGCCTGGTAAGCATTCGCAGCGTTATTCGACATCCCTTTTTCATAACTCCATCCCGACATTTTGACCCCCCCGGTTAACTTTTCCACGTGGCCATGGGTAACTACTTATTTTTGGCTCTTCCATACCGAATAATCCGCAATCGATTCAAAAGCCAGATATCCTCCTTCGACCTTAACGATCCTTGCCGCCCAGGGGGCGCGGTTAATTGCTGTTTTACGTGTTTTGCAATCGAAAAATTGTGTTCTCATGAGATTCTCCTTGTGTATGTTTTTCCGTCAAGAATGACCAACTATGACGTATTTTGTGATCCCACATTCTTCCGCAATCGCATCCATCGCCTCTCTGATCGCACCTTCTCCCACCCCATGGATATTCCGAGAGAGAGTGATTCCAGCAGAATCGCACGCATCAGAAAAAGATGCGGAAAGCTTGTCATAGCCGAATCCTCCGGCCTTCCCGGTCCCCGAACAGTAGTGATCCCCATGAATCCATAGTGAACATGTAATCGTCGATGCATATTTGTTCCGTCCCGAATACCACCGAACAGTGATTAATTCATCCAGCGAATCAGACACAAGAGAGCAGCATTTGATTAACTCTTTCTTAGTCCCGAGATTGATTGCATTGTAAGCATGTTTTTCGTCGAATTTTGCCGTCATTTTTTCCATTTTAAACCTCCGTGATTGAATGATCTTTCAAGTATTCGAGAGCATAGCGATTGTCATGTCCGACAATCCCCCACAATGAATCTTTAAATTCCCATTTGTCGCAACACTGACATTTTTCTTCATAGATATAGCCCACGGCTCCTTCATCTAAAAAAATTTTCATGTCTTCATATGCAAACTGCCAATATTCTTTTGCATCTTTCCGCGATTCAAATGAAAAATAATACTGACCGTCTCGGTCCGATGGGCCCTTTATCCAGTATTTTTCTCCGTCAAAAATAATTCCGTTGGTGTTCAGAATTTCTTCTGTGTAATCCTCATCCGCATTATTAAGTTTGGAGATAAACCGTCGCTCATCCCGCCAAGTTTCATAATGTAATTTTGCCATTCCTCCGCCCAAAGAAGTTTCTGGATCATAATCATAATCTGGAACAACCCGAACCCGTCTTGTCGCTGTTTCTTTGTCCTGATCTTCATTTTCATACACTGTTTCAAGAGTTTCATTTTTCATCTTACTTCTCCTTTTTGAGCTTTTTGTCATTCCTTATTCTTCATCATCAAGATCAAGCCATTTTTCGTAAGCGCGTTGATGCGCATTTTTCCCTTTTGACACGGACACTCTCCCGGCGAAAACCCAGGCATTATTTTTCAGTTTTCTGAACTCAAAAATTTCCGATGGAATCCCGTTCACATTGCAAACTTCTGTTTGCGTAACTTTCACATCCCCGAAGAGTTTAGCCATCTTGCGCCTCCTTTTTGTCGTTCGATCCAATCTTTCGTTACTGATCATCAGCTCGGGGGTTCGGTCCGGGTCTCATCTATCCCGGGCTTTTGAGACGCTCGCTTGAGCCGTCCCCGTTGCTGATGTATACACTATACACTATGTGATAGGTGATGTCAAGGGATCGATATAGCATGACGTTTATTGACGTTTTAAAGTGTCACAATTCAATAATCACGATGCTTTATCGCTTAAAACGTCAACGTCACTGTTACCCCATATATACAGGGGGGGGGAAAAGGGAGAAGGGGAGGGATATGATGTATGAGAGAGATAAGATAGTAAGTTATTATGATATATGTATATATTATTTATCTATATAATACGGAAAAGACTCTTTTTCCATTACATGACAATGACTTAGCAAAACGTCATTCAAACGTCATGGGAAGATTGCGATTGTGATCGTAAATGCTCTCCATTCCTCGATTCGGACAACGTAAAACATCAATAGAGGGGATGAGGTTTTAAAGATGAATCCTGGAGCTGTCTATGTATTATATTAATGCCCTCTTCTTGGAGCCTGTACATCCCTGTACATCAATGAATGTTCACGCTATCACGCTATAAGGGATGGGTAACGCTCTTCGCACGCGCTCATTCGGTAGTAGCCCAGGGAAAGGCAAAAAACCGATCCCGAAGCGGTTCGCGGATCCTCCTGGAGGAGATCGCGAATTCTCCAAGATCGATCATTCCTGAACGCAAATAACGCACATTATGTAAACGGCTCCCATGAACCAGGCCATCATGAGGGAAATTTTTGGGGAGGAGGGGGGGGAGGGACGGGACCCCGTCACTCCGAGCGGCTCTTGAGATTGCCCCCTGCGGGTGGGGGCCAAGTAATCTTTGAGTGAATGGGAATTCTGGAAAAAAAATACGGAAAAATTGACAACCCAAAAAAATGGGGCTATAAGGGGGGGAGAGAAAAAAATAAACAAGAAGTGAGGTAAAAATGATCCACGATCCCCATTGCCCCGCTCCGGAGATGTGTTCGGAATGCGGGGAGTTTCCGGTAGCAGACGATCACGACTGCATGGACTACCCGGTATGTCTGGACCCTTTCATCTTGGGGAGCAGCGCCATCCTGTGGGGCCTGATTATTGTCATTGGGTGGTCCCTGTGGACGGCGCTGAAATACGGAGGGTGGGTGCGATGACGCAACAGGAATACCAGATGATTCAAGACTTTCTGACAACGCAAGCCGCGATGCTCGCCAAACTGGACCTTGACGGGTTCATTGATGCAAACAGCCGGGCCGATTCCCTCGGGACTATCAAGGACCCGACGCTCTACCGGAAAGCGTATAAGGAGCTTGACGCGATCCGCGATCTTGCTATAAGAGCGAAGCTGTATGCCAATGCTTATCTCCAGCTGAACCGCATAGCAGAGAAGGGGGAACGGGAGGAATCGAAGTCAACTCCCCCGTCCTGAATGACGGATCGATGGGGTTAAACAAGAATGGGAGGATGATGAAGACGATTTTGAGTTTGATCGCAGGGATTATGATTGGATGGATGGTCTGCAATCCAAGCGCGGTGGCGGACGATTGGGGAGGGAGTTCGCCGGGGGTTTATCCGGAGCAACGGACGATTATCAATCACGGAAACGGGAGTCAGAGTTATTTTTTTACTGACAAAGACGGGGGGAACTTCGGTGACAAGTAGGGGAGAAGAAGAGAATGGACAGAGAGACAAGAATGCAGGAAGCGGAAATAAAAGAGGTCTACGACCGGGAAGCGGAGCTGAAGCTCCATGCGAACATCCGGAAGGCGTTGGGAGTAGAGCTGGCGGAAATGGGATCTCTGGTGACATCGAGCCGAACGAGGCTCAAGGTCAAGGTCCGGGAGCGAGCGAAGGGGGATTTGAAGGTCGAACTGAGGTTCTTTTACGGAGAGAAGGATTTGCCGGGGAAGGGAATACTTATGGATCCGGCGACACTGGAATGGGTGATCCTGATGTTGGGGGAAGCCCGGAAATATGCGCAGAAAGTGGAAGAGAGCCGCGAACCGATCAGCAAGATCAGCAAAACGGACAAGGAGCTGCGGAGACTGAGAGGGGAGGGAGAGTTCCCGGCGGAGATCGACCTGAAGGGATTTATGGAGGGGGGATCATAAACGAAGAGGCCCTGGAAGCGATAGAGAAGGCGATGAGGGGGGCGGAGGAAGCGGTCGAGAGGGTGATCAAGACGATTCGTGTGATCAAGCCCGTTTTCGAGCGCATGTTGGCGTTTGAGGCGTGGGGAAGCGGGGAGACAGGCAAGCGTCCGGGAATGGTGGAAAATGAAAGGAAAACTCCTTCGGAGAGCATTGTCTGGACTCCTGGACCGGGGTTGACACCGATTCGGGGAATTCCGGGGGCCAAGCTCCCGGGATTGTATCCGGGGGGAGTGAAGGGGAGTTCATTTGTTAAATGGGATGGCAGGGGAGAGCCATTGGTGGCGGAGCTGACATATGAAGGCGGAAGAAAGGTGTGGTTCGAGATTGAGAGAGCGGGGGATATTATCGGTACTCTGTGGACTTCCGACCCCGGAACGATGCCGGCAGGACCCGGAACTCCGGCTGGCGTGGAAAGTGATCCAGCGAAGCCTACAGGATCTCTATGATCCGGACCTTCCGGTGATTCTCCGGTTTGATGCCTGGGCCTTTCTGTCCTTGGATGAATTCTGGAGTGAATTGCTGGGGATAAAGATCCGGAGAATTTTCACAAAATATCCGTTTCCGCCTTTTGTGATCAGTATGGAGGAAGTCAAGAAATGGGAAAAAGAGTTCTGTGCAACAATTCAAAATGCGAACGATATGGAACGGACAGCGAAATGAATATTTACGAGCAGGACAAAACATGGTCTTTTTATTGCCATGCCTGCAAGAGCCTCATGGTTCGTACGAAAGAGGGATGGACAAAAGATCCGAAGGTAAAGGGAACGGCGGCAGATACGGACGACCCGGAAAAATGCCGGAAATTGCGGATCAGATAATCAAAGGGGGAACGATGGCTTACAATACAGTCGCAAAGAACAAGTTGCAGGATCTCAAGGAGCAGGAAACGCGGGTTTTCCATATGGCGGAGATTGTTTCACTTTTTGGAAAGTTTCACCCGGAAAAGGAAGAGTTGAGCGATCTCAAACAGTTCTGGACTACGGTAAATCGCTATGTGGAAGATCTTGGGGCGCATATTTCAAAACGGGAACAGGCCAATGCGCACACGAAATGTTCGGTCTGCGGAGAGCCCATCAGTCGGAGACCGGCGGGAATTCTTCCCGGATTCGATCCTGTGACAGGCATTCCTGTTCAGCTTTATGTCTGCACGCAGACGTGCTTTCAGAAAGCGCAAGTCCAGATGGAAAAAGAATCCCGGGCGAGACTGGAGGCAAGGCGATGATGGAAGAGGGAAAAGAGCTTCAGAAAGCAGTCCCTATGGATGAGATGGACAGGGCCCTGATTGGCCTGTCCGGGGTCAAGGAGGATAATATTCTTGAGGAATGGGGGAAGACCTCTCTTCTTCAGGCGATTGAGGATATCCAGTCGCTTGAATCCTGTGTGCCTCTTCTTGAAAAAGAAAAGGGCCTTCAGGTCCGGAGATCGATTGATTATTTAAAAGACTTCCTGATGATTTATGCCGCGACCCCCAGCGCCTTTCTTCCAAGATCATTCAAAAAGCAGAAAGAGGCTCCGATTGGAAAGAATGAGTTCGAAAAGTGGTTCTGGGAACATCTCAGGGCGAACTATGTGGGACATCCTATAAAAACGGGAGACATCGAGGGAATCATTTCAAGGTTCGGGTGGGATGTCGTGGAGATCCGGTCGGTTCTGGAATCGAACGGGATCATGATGGTGGGGGAGTGGAGGATTGAAGGGGAGTGGGGGACACACTTTTCATGCTTCATTGAGCTTTTGGACGGGGAGATGAATGCCGTTATGTATTTGCCGGTAGAGGAGGCCCCGAGGATCATCAAGTCTCTTGGAACGAATCCTGATGAAGAGGAGGAGACCGATGGGGACGACTGATATTCCTTTTTCACGACGGGGAATCTCTGTTCGGTGGGAGACTTGTCCCAAATGTGGGGCCTATACCCATACACAAAAAATAGTGGATATTTTTTCGGAGGAAGGATTGTCTGTCATCGGTGGTCTTGGACCCCGGAGCATTTTGGCCCTATGTCCGAAGTGTGCATCCCAATACAGGGAGAAAAGTCATGTCACAAATTGAAGTCTGTGGAACATGCAAGTTCTACATCGATCTTCCCCCCGAATCAGGGGTAACGAATGTAGGGGTTTGTTCCCGGTTCCCGCCCCAATTGCTGTTAATGCCACAGAAACGACCGGATGGACAAATGGACCTCTGGCCCATGGCGCTTAGACCTCAAGTACAATCTGTGGATACTTGTGGGGAATATCGCCTTAAGATTATGGAAAAATCCCAAAAAGAAAAAATTTATGTCGTTAACAATCCACGTGAATCATGAAGACTATTCTCGCTCTATTGGCCCTTGTTATCATTGGAACCGTCTACTATATCTGGTGGGAACATTCCCGATGGATACGCTATGTTTCCGAATATAGTTGCGTTCAGACCGGAAGGACACGGGAAACAAGAATTCCTATATGGGTAAGTATCCCCAATGGTACGGGATTTTTGAATTATATTTACGAAACCAAATATGAATACAAATGTCTCAACGGAAAAATCTGGCATTGAAGGAGCCTCGCCATTAAGATATCGGAACTTCATCCCTACTTGTACGGGCTTAAATCGGAGGGGGAGACCTTCCCCGGATTGCCCATCGTGAATCGTGAAGGACGGAAGATCTTTTTCCGTCCCACGCCTCCCCAGGAGTATGCCCTTGAGAAAATGAAAGAGCAGGACGGGAAACCTCTGAGGGTCGTCGTTTTGAAAAACCGTCAGGTGGGTTTTTCGACCTTGTTCCTGGTGCTGATGGTCGCCTATGCCCACCGGTATGCCCATCGGGAATGCTATGCGGTGGCCCAGCTTCAGAAAACGGCGAATGTTCTCCGGGAACGGGCGGCCCGGATGTGGGAGACGCTGTATCACAAGACGATCAAGAAGGGAACGACAAAGCAAATCCAGTTTCCGCATGATGGGGATGCATACAGCTTTTTGATTACGGATACCGCCGGTTCGCTGAAAGGAGGAAGAGGTCCGACGGCGCATTCCCTGATGTTGACCGAAGCGTCCCGCTATCCCCCCGATTCGATCTCCACCTTCACCTCAGCGGTCGGATATCATCCGGAATCCATGATATTGATTGAGACCACAGCGAACGGGAAGTCCGGCGACGGATATGACTATTATCATTTATGGCAAGCTGCGGAAGAAGGGAAGAATGAATATCTTCCCATTTTCATTCCGTGGACCATGGATAACGAATGTCGAAGGGTCATTCCGGATAATTTTGAACTGATCTCGGAATATGAGGAAGAGCTTCACCACGAACATCATCTTGAGTTCGATCAGATTTATTTCCGAAGAATGAAGATCGACGGCGACTTTGCCGGAAATGAATCGAAATTCTGCCAGGAATTTCCGCTCACTCCTTCCGAAGCTTTTGTGTCCTCGGGAGTGAGAATCTTTTATATCGATGAAATAAAGGCCGTTGAGAAAACACTGGAAGATCCGATCACAGAAGGTATTTTTGAAATCGATACCCTGAAATTCCGGAAGAAAAAGGGAGGGTATTTACGGCTCTGGGAGGCCCCGATAGAAGGCCATAAGTACTACATCGGAGCGGACGCCGCCAAATGCGATGATGAGGATTCCGACTTCGCCGCCGCGGTCATGTGGAACGGAACGATGAAGACGCAAGCCTGCACCATCGAGGAACGTCTTGATCCGAAAGAATTTGCCTTTGTTCTGAATCTTCTTGGCCGATGGTACAACAATGCGATGCTCTCGGTTGAAATCACCGGCGGCTGGGGGAATCATGTCCAGATGGAACTGAAAGATTCCCTGAATTATCCGAATCTCTATATATGGAAGGGAAAAAACGATTATGTCGGGATTAAGAAATCCCACAATTATGGATGGATGACGACCTTTTCATCCAGGAATGATCTGATGAGCGTCTTCAAGGAATCCCTTCGGAATGGACTCATTGTGAAAGACGAGTCGCTGTTTTTGCAGATGGACAGCGCCGAACAGGAAATGGGGCTCCGATGGTCCGTTTCGAAAGGACATGATGATATACTGATGGCAGCCATGATCGGATGGATGGCCTGTTATCACTATCCCCCTCCCCGATACGTCGGATCAGAACGGTCAAAGATCCTGGATGACGAACCGGCGGACAGGGGATATATTCCTCCGGATGAGGCCTACTTGGTCAAGCATTTGTCCAAACTGAACAAATTGGTCCAGCGGGACGTGAAACGCAGGACTGTCATGGGTGGATCCGTATTGGCAAAAACCAAATACATCTAGGAGGTGCCCCCCCATGGGGAAAGTCAAGATCCTGAACAAGAAAGATATGGACAAAGGAAGAAGAGAAGTCCAGAAAAGGGAAAGGACTGTTGCCATTAAAATGAATATTTCGGAAGGAGAAAAAATTGCCGCCGAAGCTGCGAAAAACGCCCGACTTGTCCCCGGAATCTTTAGTCCCGGATGGCTCTCCAATATTGAAAAAAATGTTTCTGGAACTGGCTGATGCGCTGGAAAAAAGAGACCCGAAAACCTATCTGAATTTGCAGGTCAATCTGGTGAGGGCCTTGGCTCCCCTGATTCAAACCAATCAAATTGATGTGGCGTCCGTTCCCAAGCTTTTGCTTGACCTCGAGAAATTAAAGTTGCAGGATACGGGGTCAGGACAGGGAGATATTATCCGAAGAGCGGTGTTGAACAATACCGCCAATTGAATGGGGGACTATTTTGGCTTACGGGAATACGACCTTCACGAATTATGCCAGAGAGCCACAGGTCATGGGACCCGTCCCCAAAGGCGTCCAGGACATGGTGCGGGAGATTCAGAACCTCAAGTCCAACGCCCAGGCATTCAAGGAAAAGAAACTCGGCGAAGGGTTTCTACAATGGGTCGAACAATTTTATTCCATGGAACGAGTTCCTTTTTCTGAATCCGGAACGGATACCGTCATCCCTCTCCTCCAGTATCTTTTTCTGATCGAAGCCTCCGATCTTACCGATACCATTCCTATATTCTACATCCACAAAGAGGGAAGACAATCTTTTGAACGCCTGAAACAAGTGGAAAAGGTGATTCGGAATATCTGGAGAGAAGAAGACTGGAATCTTGAATTTCTCTCGGCCAGTTTATGGTCTCTCCTTGTGGGCGTGGGGTTTGTGGAGTTCGGACTGGATTCACAGGCCGATTCGGGAGAGGGGAAAGTCTGGGGACGATCCGTCAATCCCACCAAAATATTCGTTGATCCCCAATGTTCCACTTTGGACAATGCCTGGTACATGATGAAGGAAGACACCAAATACATTGATGAAATACGGATTCTTTATCCGAACCATGCGGACGAAATATTGAAGAGAGCCAAAAAGGGCATCCCGGAGGTGACTCAGTTTGTGGGACTGGAAATGCCCATGGGCCCCATGCGTTCGGTCTTCGGGGCGGATGTGACGCGCATGAAAGCGACGGATGGGGTTTTCTCTCTCAGAACCGTATGGGTCAAGGATTCGGCAACGATTGAATATGAAGCGGAAGAAAAGGCCCGAAAGGCGGATGTTTCCGTCCGGAAGATCCTTCCGAATCCCAAAAAAATATTGAAATACCCGAATGGACGAATGATTGTGGAATGCGAGGGGACTATCCTTTACGATTCTCCCAACCCATACCGAACCTTTCCGTTTGCGGACATTCATGCGACTCCTCCCATTCAGGGATTTTGGAATCCTCCCCCCTTGAAGTTTTCCGCCTCCATTCAAAGCACGGCCCAGGAATTGATCAATCAACTGATGGACAACTGTTCCCGCTTGAACAAGGGAATTACCTACATCAAGGAAAATACGGAAATCAGCCAGGAAGACTTCATGGGTGTGGCGGGCGAAGTCCACTGGATTCCCGCCCAGGCAGAAATACCCGTGACGAAGTTCCCCGAACCGATGCCTCCACAGATGACGGATATCCCTTTCAAGATGA